ATTAGCTCTAGACCTTGTGCAACAAACGATACCATTGAACCACCTGGTGGCTTTATTGTTACCCCAAGCTCTGGAAACTCTAGCTCACCGCCAACCTGATTTGCATTTAGATAACAGATAATGCTGTGCGTGAACTGTGGATTAGTGCTAGAAGATGCATCGTGGTGAGGCTTTACCATTGCCCCTGCTTCTTGCTTTGCTAACCAGAATGAATTAACATAAAGCTTTTTGGGGTGTCTGTAAATTCTTGCAATCTCATCTACAACCTTTTGAAAATAGCCCCTAACCATTGGCTCTATTTCTTCAACGCCATAAATTTCATGAGGGGATGTATCCCAGAATACCTGGTCCTTGCCAAACCTTAGAGCATGTCTCCTTGGATTGTTTTGAAATTCATATACACTAAACTTGTTAAGATTATTGTCTATCCAATTCATCAATGTAGTTGCATCTTGGTAGGACACAAAGCCCTCAGTCATCACAATTCCGTTACCATAGTCCATGATATAATTATACCAGAATGGACCGCAAACCAATACATATACTTAGCGAGACTGATTTCTGGAAGATCAGTATGATTGATGGCGATAGCGATGTCGTTACCATCTCCATCTCTAGCAGCCCACGAGTTGGTCAGCAGTTTGCTAATGAGGAGTTTGTTGGTACCGCAAGCAAGCACGGCAAAGCAATCTTTTTAATTGACAAGACTAACTCTTTTGGCAATCGCCTAGACTGGGACGTATTGATTAATACAATTGGGCCACACCTAGTTAATAAAAAAGTAAGGGCTGTAGGGTTCTGTATGGGTGGATTCCTGGCAATTGTGCTATCTAAACTATTTAACATTGATTCAGTTGTTGCCATTACCCCACAATATAGTGCTGCTAACGAATACTTGCCTCCAGATGATTATCCTGGAGATCGTTTCTTGTGGTTTAGAGAACTATATACAGACAGAATTACGGACTTTAAAATACCTAGTCTTGATGGATACTTCCAAGATAGAACACAATACTACATACTGAATAGCAGCTTTAATTTAGATCAATGGCAGATACAGTATTTCCCAAGGCAAGATAACGTCCACATCTTGCAGTTTGGAGAAAAGTATGGTCACGAGCTTCCAGGACTTCTTGGTGAAAACTTACATAAGTTTGTAGAGGATTGCTTCAACCACGACAAAACAGACATTGAAGAATACATTCGTCTTGGGCTTTAGATACCAGATGAAACATCAATTATTGTTTCAGCATTGATTCTGGAAAGATCCATATAGTCATGCTTAGTAACAATGATAGCAGTGTCGCACTTGTATGCAATATCTGTTGAAAACTTTGATATGATTTGATGGGCAATGTCGTCATGCCACTTGACCAGTGCACCATGCTTCTCAAGCTCATTAAACAAGTCTTGTCCTGCAGAATTTCTAACATCTTTAATGTTGGGCTTGTATGTCATTCCAACAAGCAAGATTGTCTGTTCGTTTAGTGGCTTGTTAGTTTTACTAATTACATGGTTTACGATCTCCTGTGCCCTTCTCTGATTGTATGTGAGAGAGTCATCTAGCATGGGAATGCTGACCTTGCTTTTGTTTAGATAAAACTGTAGGAACACTGGGTCAACTGGAATGCAGTGACCACCAACCTTTGGTCCTGGGACAAACTTCTCAAAGCCAAAACCCTTTGTACTTGCAAGGTCAATAATCTCTTCTGGGTTTAAGCCAACAGATCTAGTGGCAGATGCAAATTGGTTAATAAATGAAATATTGATTAGCCTATAGGTGTTTTCAAGTATCTTCGCAGCCTCAACACTTTGAACGTTATCGCATTCAATAATAGTTTCAATAAAGTTACTGTAGAACTCTATGCCCCTCTGAATAGCCTTAGCCGTCATCCCACTAAGAAGCTTGGGGGTATTCTGTATTGTATGCTCAGTGTCTCCAGGATTTATTCTTTCTGGGGAATATACAGCATCAATACCAGCCCTAGCAAATATTGGACCAAGCTCATAATCCATTGTACCAATTGGCACCGTAGATTCTACTATAACCAATGCTCCAGGGGCTGCAGAACGCTCTACAGCCTTTGCTGATGCTATTAGGTAGTGATCGTTTGGGATGCCCTTAGATTCTGGAGTAGGGACACATATGATATAGATGTCTTTTCCAGAGATATCTGCTTCTTCATGTGTAGCATAAAACCCAAGATTTTCTTGGTTTATATCTCTACATAGATAACCATTTTGATCATGACCAGTTACTTCAAAATCTTTATTCTTTGCTATCATTGTGGCAAGCGTTTTACCAACATATCCCAAGCCAATAACTACAACACCAGCTGGCAAGACTACCCTCTAATCTGTGACATTATCTTGCCACAACTGCATCCATGGCCATTCCTAGATAGCTCACAGACATTCAATGGGGAAGAACATAGCAGTCCATTATCTTGTAGAATCTTGATAATTCTTTCTCTGTCTTGTTGTAGGTTATCCACAATTACTCCTCGTATAAAATATTAACAGTCTCTGGAAAAGCTGTCTTAGTCAATTTTAGCACAGCCTCAGCGTACTTTTGAATCTCATACTGAGCATCATGTTCTAGTCTTTGATCTAGGAATGTGAGCACTCCCTGCAACGATGTTGTCCAACGCCAACGTACATACATGCCATACGCAGGCAGGAATAGTCGTGCAATCTCTGGAGCAATTCCATCATCCATTGCCTGGTGATACGCCTCTGTACCCTGCACAACAGCCTCACAGAGCATGTCAAAGTACTTCTGTCCAACTTCTAGGTCTACTGGCTCTCCAGAGCCTTGTTTGCTATTCTCAGGCTTGCTACGCCACTCATGCGGTAGTGGGATATAGAACTTCTCATCCTCAGTAATATAGCGACGTGAAGACTCATTCCATCCATTCTGCTCATCAACGTGGGTAGATGCTACTGCATACTTCCACCACTGTCGTGCCACAAAAAGTGGGGCATAGACCTCAAAGGTAAGTGCAGCATGTCTAAAAGGGCTGGTGTGTCGCTCACGCAAAAGAAACTTAAGTAGCTTAGCATCCTTTTCGCTAAAAGTATTTGACTCCTTGTCATAAGATACCCTAGCAGCGTTTGCAACTGATAGGTCATCCCCCAAGGTATCCACTAGACGTACATAGCCATCGTCTAAAACATTAATTGGATCTGGTGTTGTTTTGATAAAGGTTGTCATTTGTCCTTATTTCCTGCCCCTCTATTGATTCCTGAAATATACCCTGCCTGCCAAGCTCTTACCTCTTGCTCATTTGGTGAGTATCCTATTGTGCTAATCCAAGACATCATGTCCTTTTTAGCTTTACGAATAATTGCAGCTGTTTCTGCACTGTGCTTACGCTTTTGCCATCTATCACTCATTAGGCCAATTCCCATCTAATACCATAAGTGCAATAGCACTGTAATTCATCATATCCAAAAAGCTGTCACGCAAACTCTCATTTTCTGGCGTGGCACCAGAATCATAAAGATTATTGATCCTAGCAAGCTTATCGTGCATACGAACACGTAGTCCATTTAAAGGACCACCTGGGCTATGCGAAATATTTTTTGGGCCATAGTCGTGATGCTTTTTAGTCAAGACAGACTTTGCCTCTTCATATGTCCAGTGAACGTTATCCTCAAAGCTCATTAGTACCCCTCGTCATGCACAACGCCATGCTTTTCATCAATATACCTGTGTGCGTTACGTAGCGTTCTTGCCTTGGTGATTAGGTAGGTCACAAAAATAAACACGCCATTCCAAAAGAATTCAGCAAGCATGTGTTCTGGACCAAACATTACCTCTAGTAAATGTTCCATTAGTATTGCTCTTTCGTTTTTGTTACTATTTGTCTTAGTTTAAATAGGGCAATGGACAGGGTTCCACCGCTTTGATAGTTTTCTAGCTCAGCTAGAATCCTTTTTCTTTCAGCTATAATTTGTTCTTGCACAAACGAGTTAACTGCGTTTTGATCAGCCTTCGTCAACGGTGCATTTAGAACAAGCATACCAAATTCATGACTGATCATCTTCTTGCTCTTCTGTCTCTCTCTTTTGCTTTTGCTCCATGTAATCTTTTGCCAGTTGCTCTATGTCTTCTGGCTTTACTGGAGACAAACCCACTGAATATTCAAATTGACCCATGTAATAATTATAGACTAATACGCTTAATTAGTCAAGAAATGGTGATGATAAACTTGTAGACTTTGTGTAATCTTTGCCAAAATCAGCAAACAGAGTCTTGTTCTTTTCGCTTTCTACAATTCTACGAGACCAGGAATATCCTGCGTCACCACCCCAAGCAAGCCACATGATGTATCCATTAGAAGGATTTGCAGAGTTACCCCAGTCCTTACCCTTCTTATCTACCTCATGACGAGAGAAGTAGGAGTACATACGCTTTACCGTGCTGAGCGAGAGTGTCTCTCCATTAGCCAGCTGTCTAGCTCTAGTCCATCCAACAGCAGTTCCTGCACCGCTGGCTTTCCCTTCTTCTTTGAATTTAATAGCACGACGAGCAGCAGCCCTGGCACCAGCAGGAGGAGAATAACCCTCAGCTTTTTCCACATCTTCAAAATTATATATAACATCGTCACCGTCTTCCCAAATGTCATCAGCCTTTTCTGTTGGAACGCAATTGGGAACCATCTTCCCATTCTTTTCTTTCATGCCACGCTGTACGTAGCCATCCCAACAAGGTGACTTCTTGTCCATAGATTCATCTGGGCAGCAATCTTGCTTATCAACATTACCCTCAGATTGATTGATTGCATAAATTTGTGCAGCTGCTTCTTCTTTGGTTTTGTGGCAGCCCATTACTTCTCCACCCTCTTTTACAGCAGGATAGCCTTCACAGCCATAGGATCCCTTTTCTCCAACATGATAAGGCATTACTCTTCCTCCTTATCCCTTGCAACAGAACCAAGCATCCAGTGCCATCTTTGGTGCATATCCATTCTTTCAGCAAAGAAGTTTGCTAGGGCATGCTGACCTACCTGAGATGCTTTTGTAACGGCAGAGCTTAGCATTGGGATAATCTGATCATTTGAAATCAGAAGGTCTTTTGCCATTTCGCATGGGTCAAGGCTTGTGATAGATTCTGTGATAGATGAATTGTTGTAGAAATATAGCAAGTCACTTGGAGCTACGGCATCAAGCTTTCTAATCCACTCTGCAATGATATCTATTGCAGACTCATAGTCTTCGTAGATATCTCCAAAGAAGCTGTGGAATTGTGGGAAGTCATCCCCCTCTGCATTCCAGTGATAGCCGTGTGCCTTAAACTTTAGCACAACAGTATCAGACAGCAGTGCCTTAAGTATTGTTACCAGCTCTTCATTCATAGTAAAATTATATCACAACTTAGGCAGCAAGCTGCTCTAGCATGTCTGGTCTAAATCCTGCCCAATTGCCTGCTGGAGACATTACTACTGGTGCTGAGGTAAATCCCATGCCCAAGATCATATCTAGTGCCTCTGGATCCTTAGTGATATCAACAGTCTCGTAGGAGATTCCTGCCTTATCTAAGTATCGCTTAGTCATGTCACACTGCACACAGGCAGGCTTGGTATAAACCGTAGTCATTTTTCTCCTTATAAAATTTATGAATGAATCTATTATACTTTGGTGTTACACAAAAAGTCAACAAAAATATTACATTTTTGTAACATGTAGCAGCTTTTCTAGCTCAGGCAGATATAGGTACTTTATTCCTGACTCAAGGCAGGTTCTGATTGCATCGTCCAGGTCTGATACCAGTGTGTCACCTGCTAAGTTAAATGATGTATTGAGCACCATCGGAACACCAGTGATTTTATAAAATTCTTCTATTAATTTGTAATAGTTTTTATTTTGATCAGCACTAATAGTTTGTACCCTTGAAGTACCATCATTGTGTTGCAGTGCTGGTACCAACCCTCTTTTATCTTTCCAGCACTCTACGGCATACATCATGTGTGGGCTACTACCAAGGGTTGCCATGTCAAACCAATCATGTACATATTCTTCTAGCACGGTTCCAGCAAATGGCCTAAAGTATTCTCTCTTCTTAATGCTATTAACAACATCTCTACCATCTGGGTCTCTTGGGTCATAAAGTATTGATCTGTTTCCAAGTGCCCTTGGCCCTGACTCCTCTTTACCCTGATAGATGGCTACAACGTTTCTTTCTGATAGTAGTTTGGCGACATCACTTGGGGTAGTGTCCTGCATCATGTCAATATGATCAGGCCTAATTAGATAGGATGCATCTTCTCCAAGATATAAGGTTGAGATTGGATCTGGATCTTCTCCAGTTAATTCTTTGTAGACTCTCATTGCTGCACCAATTGCTGTACCAGAGTCACTAGAGTTTGGCTCAACATAAAAATTAATTTCTGGGAATGCCTTTAGATATTTATAGTTATTTACGCAGTTTAAGAAATACCCACCACTTAGACAGATATTTTTGCTACCAGACTTCTCAATGGTTTGCTTGATTAAATCAATAGATACCTGCAAGCTGTCTGTCTGTACCCTGTATGCCAAGTCTTCGTTGCTTAGTGGGTGATTAAAGATGTTTTCATTAGCAACTCCATCAACCCATGCCCTGGGATGAGATGGAATATCGTTACCATATGCTGAAAGCCCCATAACTTTTCCAGCATTGTGATAAGAATTAAAGATTTTTATTCCAGCCAAACTGAACATTTTTCCCAAACTCAATTTGGAGGGGTATATAGTATAGGGGTACTTTTGCGGAAGGCTCTCAGAGCATCTAGAAAAGTATGGCATATCTACCAGCTCGTTTGCCTCCATAAGATATTCAACGCCTGCAAGCTGAGAAATAAG